TACCGCCTTCTCCTGCTGTACCATCATGTCTATGGCCTGTAGAAGCTTCAGAAGTATTTGAATACGCAAAGGCGTTTAAAAGCTGATTGTACTCGTCGTTAAATAACGCGGCAGTAATTGTATCGCCATCTGCAAATGTACTTTGTCGTGTATAACTTTGGGCCATTATTATCTCCTACCTGATGGCATATAATCTATGTAGAAACCATTAATTGCATAGGGGCTTCTAGTATCGTCTGACCTAATTCTAAAGCTTACGGTTTGTCCACTGCCTTCTACTGTTTGTCTAAACATAGGATCGGAACTAGCTCCAAAAGTTGCAGAGCCAAAAACAGAAGTTCCAAAAATAGCAGGAAGCGGAATATTAGAAAGCGTATAATCTGAAGGTTGTGGTATATCTACGTCTTGATAGTCATACCGCAATCTTAAAACTGGTTGTAAATCACCTTCGGGTGAAAAAGAAGTTCTTACATATTTTAAAGTTTTTCGTGTACCTATATCACCACAATCAATATCTGGAGTTTGATAAGTTGCAAAAATATTAGCTTCTGAACCTGCGTGTAAAAAAGAATCGCCTGTGTCGTGGTTATAAATGTAGCCGTCTTTATCACCATGAAAAGAAACCTCTACACCATTGCTATTAAACCCTGATGCAAAGCCCAAAGCCTGAATGCCTTTTGTTTCAGACCATTCAAAGCCTTGACCTGTAAAAGTTCCAATAATTCCTTTGGCTTCACTAGGGTCTTGAGCTATCGTAGAATAAAAAAGCCTGTATTGTGATTTAGAGCGCAATACATCACTTGTAATAATAAAAGAGCTTGTAGATGTAGTTAAAGCTGTTACGATCTCTTGGATTTGTCTTGAAATAGAGCTTAACTCTACGTCACCAATTCTTGCTGTACCCGCAACAGTACGAATACCGTCAGGGGCTAAGAACACTAGATCACCTCCAAATTCTTGAATACTATATCCATTTAGACAACCCACGTTTTCGGTAATAGGGTCTATACGAACATTTTGAGCATCATTAATATTTATAAGCTTGTGAATACTGTTTTGCGTAAACACAATTAAGTTTTCACGAAAGCCTTTAATGCCTTGTATTTGGTCTGAAATTGCTACTGCGCCTGCACCAGCACCAGCAAAGTCTGTAGCATCGTTATAAACACTATAATATACAGTATTTAAATTATTGCCTACTCCAGAAGCAATAAGGTGATGATCGTGGACTGTAATATATTTAACCGCGTTTGTGCCGTCTACAGCTACTTCTTCTGCAAAAAATGTACGAGTGTTTAAAAGTCCCGTACCCTCCATGCGAAATATATATAGTTTGTTTGCACCGTCTGCAATTACAAGTTGACCATAATTATATGCCGCGCCTTCAATCAACGCAAACTGACATTGGCCTTGATCTGTGCGTGTTAAAGTTGATCGGCCTGTAAAAGCTGTATAATTATCACCGCTGTTTGAAACTGCACTTCTATTTATTTGTAGCCACGAATCGCCATCATTACTAAAAAAAATATCTGTACCAGAACACACAACAACCCCATCACCGTAAGGCTGAATACCCAAAACAGCATTAGAACCATTTGGGCGAGCAGTACCATAGGCTGTAAATCCATTTATTCGTCTATAGCCTCCGTCTGGGTCTACCTCAAAATTTTCTAGTACTTTTGCAAAACCGGGGTTGCCTAAAATCTCAATAGAGTTTAAGTTTGTATTCAGACCGCCTTTGCATGAAAAACCAAAAGCCTGAGACATTAGACAAGCCTCATGCGATCATCTTTGATATAGTCGGGTGTAGGCATCATCAAAGCATTTTTCATAAGCCGTAAGCCTCTACGATAGTCTTCTAAGGCTAATGCGGCTGGCTGAATGTTTTCTTTAAACTGATGCACGTAGTATCTAGCTCGTGCAAGCAACACAGTTTTATATACATCTGGAAAAACAATTACGTCGCTGTGGGCTGATAGTTCTGTAGCTTGATTAAACGCAAAGAAATGAATACGATATACTTTGTCAGGTATCGGACTTAATCCAAAGTTACGTCCATCACTACTACGAAATACTCTTTTTGGTTCTCCACCATTAGCATTTTCAGCATCATCAGCATTTTCTTTTGCACGATGATAGTCTTTCCATTGTTCTAAAGTAATAAACCTTAAATTTTTACTAACGTAAGGGGCTGTTTCGCCTGATACACCCACCGTAGTCAAATAAAAGTCATCCCAATCTATATAGCCATAATCATCTACCAAAGATGAACTTGAAGCTTTTAGTTCATACCAACGCTGATTAGCAACAGTTTCTACAGTTACATTACCATACAACGGATCTGTAGCACCGCTTTCACCTACAGCAAGAAAAGGCCACTGAGGTTCTTCAAGAACAATGTCAAGATATGCACGATTAACACAGTCTTTTACGTGCGCCTGTATTCCAATAGCAGAAGAAAAATTACTTGAAGTTAAGACAACTTCGTTCATTTCTCTTAGTAGTTCGTTAGTAAGCTGTAGGTATGTAGTCGCCATTATTTTTTATGAACCTTTTGTATTTCAAAGCTGGCTGACTTACTAGCACCTTTGTGGGGCTTGAAGCCATCTTTAGGGTCTTTCATTAGTTTGTAGCTTTTACCACTCTTCATCCAGTGGTAGCCATCAGGAGCAGGGACTTTCATTTTTGACGCATAGACTCGTTATAGTCAGGCCCCTTATGAGCTTCTTCCATATCACGGATATTGCTGTAGACTTTACCGCCTTCCATATACATAGAACGATTTTTCATACCGCCCTTTCCAGCTTTAGCACGAGCATACATACCACCACCCATAGCCATCTTCTTTTTGTCGCCGTGCATTGCCATATTATTTCTCCTTCTTTCTAAAAATACGATCATAGTTGTCTTCGTATTTTTGACGGTTTTCATGCTTAAGGTACTGACCGCTTACCTTAGTTGTTCTTTTAGGACTCATTCTAATTGGCCGTTGTTCACTTCCAATCTGTGGCATTACTAATCTCCAGTAAAGAAAAGGGGGAGTATTTCATCCCCCTATTGTTTTTAGTCGATACCGTAGAAAGCCGAAACGAGGGCTTCTGGACGGAGTACTTTAGCACCATATACATGGAGGCCGCGTACAATATCACCAAAACTTGATGGATCACGAATCACTTCTGTATTCACAATAGTTTGTGCAGTACAGGTGGATGAGATGTGTCCAGCAATACACTTACCAGCCGCCGATGTAGTCGCCGCAATGTTGTTGGTCTTGTACATATCAAAACCACGCAACTTGCCAGAGCTTACCAAACCATTACGGATGGAGCCTTGGCCTGCATTGAAGTCAACGCTCAAGAGCTTAGAGCTACTTTGTACCAGTTGCTCGTAGAACTCAGGATTAGCAAGGAACCAACGACCTTCTTCTGGAATGTTCTGCTCATCAAGCAGACGCGCCATGTGTGAAAGAACGTCAATAGGATCATGCTCACCAGAAGCGTAGCCGATATCAAGATTACCAACACCATCAAAAGTACCAGCCGCCAAGTCAGTAGCGCTGTCAGAACCAAGGATGTGGTTCGGAGTAGCCGCAGAAACGCCAGCAAACATAGTGGCAATCACACCTTCATCAAAAGCATCACGCAGTGCGTAAGCGGCTGAAGAAGACGCGACTTCCTTAAAGTTGACATGAGACATAGAAGTTTCGATATCGTCAACGATGAACTTGAATGCGTTCGCCGTATCGACAACGAGAGTGACTTCTTGATCGGTCAACTTAGTTGAGGTTACGTCTGCACCACGCTCGTACTGATAAACGGTGATTACCGGCTCTTTGATGATACGTACTGTATCACCGTAAGCAGTAATTTCACCAGCATAGTCGGTGTTAGTAATTGCTTCCGCTACTGAAGCTTTCCGAAAGAAGTTAAGTACCTTCTTTGAATAGACAGCAGGAAGGAAGAACGAGTTAGCTTGACCAGAAACTGAGTTTGCAAAGTTCGCATTTGTATCAGTTGCTGGCTCAAAATACTGATCTGAAACATTATAAGCCATGATTAAAATCTCCTAAAAGACAAGTTTATCTTGCTACCCGTCCTTCTTCGATGGCACGATCAATTTCTGCTTCATAACGATCATACTCATCCATAGACAGGGCGGCAATTTCCCGTTGTGTCCAAATCTTAGCTTCGCGTGGCTCAACGCCGGTAGTCTTTGTTGATACCATGTCAGCCGCATTGGACTTTGAAAGTTGTGACGGACGAGAAGATTTCTTAATAGCAATATTATTTTCCATCTTATAAAGATCTATTGCACGACTAGCTAATGCAACATTATCTGGGTTTTTGTAGATCCAACGCTGAATTTCTTCAGGCTGAGTTTTAGCCCATTCATGAAAGTTGTCATCACCCCTGATATCTTCAAAGTCAGGGTGTCGCTCTCTAAGAGCTATTTCAGCATCACGCTTTGAGATTTCGGCCTCACGCATTTCAATTGCTAATAGCTTTTTTTGAAGAGCGCTCATCTGCTCTTCGCTTCTCATATGAGCAACTGTTTCGACAGTATCATATAGATCAGGATACTCTGATTTAAAACGCTCAAGTTCTTCGGCACTCTTTGGCGGTCGATACTGCGGTTGGGCAGATCGTGCCATAGCCTCTAGTTCTTGTTCGCGTTGTTTAAATTCAGAGATCTTTTGATCGTAATGTTTTTTTAGATCGTCATACCTCTTTTTATAATTGGTGCGAGGACGATTTTCATTTTGAGGGGTTCCGTCTTCGGAAGTAGCCTCTTGTTCCTCAAAAAATAATGAATCTGCACTGCTCGTAGTTTTAGCGTCTTGTGTATGCCAAGACTTTCTAGCATTGTACGGATTCGCTTGCTCTTCTTCACTCATGTCACTTCTCCTTTCTGGGGCTTGTTGTCTTTCAAGGTAGCTGTGTTATTGCGCTTCTAACACAGGGTCTTGATACTACAAGGTGGCCTCAAGGTTATAAAATGATAAGGGGCTAAATTTCTAGGTAGCCTTATCGGTTCATTAAACTAGGCATACGGCTTGAGTAAAGCATTTGGCGTTGAATATCCTCTTCTCCATCCTTTGGAACTCCATATATTTCTTCAGGATTTACGAAAGGGTTTGTGCCAGCTTCACCGCCGTTTGCCATGCCCATAAGACCGCCATCATAAGCACGTTCAGCATCGTCCATCATTTTCTGGAGATTGTCTGCGCCTATTTGGTCAGTCGCTTTTCTGGTGATTACAAACTCACCATCCGATAACCTTGCGGGTATCGAATCTGATATGCCAGTACCGGGGCCTTCAACTTCCCCAGAACCAGCAAATTCTGTTGCATTAAGAATAATCTTATCTAAGATCCCTTCTAGTTTTGGATCTTCGTCTAGAACCTTAAATAAATATTCTTGCTCTTCGGGTTCTAATACTTCTTCAGCTACGTAATCTACGTACTCTTCTTCCATTTCATCGTCTGGAAGCATATCTTCAGCCTGTTGCATTTCTTCTTCTGGGCTGATGTTGTCGTAAGTGTCTACTGGAGGCTCTTCAACAGGCATCTCCATTTCTGGTGGAACCATCATAGAACCTCCTTTTTGTTTTTTAGCTCGTAATTTATCGTCTACACCTTTTTCAAACAATTTTAAATAATCTTGATAAAATTTTTCTAGTTCTTCTTTTGTTTCAAATTTATAGCCGTGTTTTTTTTCAAACATTTTAAAACGCATAGGCGACATAAGCTTACTAAGAAATTCTGTACCGCCGTCTTTTTCTAATTTTGAAATATAGTAAGAACCAGCATCTGCATATGATGCTAGATCAGGGCCAATATAGGCTAAAACTTTTAATTGATTATTTGTTAAACCAAAATCGTTTTTAAGAATATCTTCATTAGCTTCTGCTTGTTTTACAAGACTGTTCATAAACTTTTGATTTTTAGGGCTGTCTATATTTTCAAGATCTATTTCTTTGCCTGCTTTTTCAGCCGCTTTTTTTGCATTAAAAGCTTTGGCTTTTAATTCAGGAGTAATTACAGATTTTGTAACCAATTTGCTAACTAATGCGCCTATATTCTTTTTTTGTCTTTCGGGTGGAACAAGTATAGAATCTTTAACAGAAGAAACAAATTTTTTATTGCCGGGATCTATAGTTGGATTTACTACAACATTTTCATTCTCTGCGTTTTTTGAATCTTTTAACAGTTTTAGTGCGGCATAAAAAACATTTTTAGGTGTTTCTTTTTCAAGGGCTTCAACAGAAATTAGAATACGTTTTTTATCTGCTAAATTTGGTTCTACACTAAGCATCGTATTTAAATATTCTAATTTATTAAAAACACGATCAACCTCTTCTTTTAATGCTTCAGCCATCGTCTTTGTCCTTTCGTCTTTGAATTACTTGTTCTTTTAATGTAAGAAGATTAGCCAGAGAACTCGCCTTCCCCTGCTTGCGGAACATTTCCTGTTCCGATGTTGCCGTCGCCAGTGCCTGTAACTCCAACATCCGTAGGTTCTGGAGGTGTTCCTTCAGGGGTTCCCACATTTCCGGGTTGTTGACTAAAGGGATCAGCCTGTTCGCCAGTTGCTTGTCCA